CCTCCAACATATGATTCTGCAGTAATAGATGAAGTTATTTCTAGCGGTAAAAGCCCACTTATTTTAGTTGCGTCTACAACAAAAAGCGTACCTGCATCATTCAAAACACCAAAGCCTGCAGGTGTTATATTGGTTTGAAATAATGTGCCGTCTACCCTCCTTGCTGTTGTTAAAACACCAGCGACATTACCCGTAATATCTCCATTATATATTGTGTTTGCTTGTACTTGATCTTCAAGGTCAGAAAAGTCGCTTACTCCGACAATTACAGTATCTCCGTTAAGACCCAGAGGAGAAAGGTCTCCCATAAGAATACCTGTGTTTATATCTGGCGTAGTGTCTTTAATGTATAAGTTTGCGTACCCTTTCAAATCAAACCCTATATCAAGCAAGTCATCACTTACATCTCTAAGAACTACTGACCCTGTGAGGTTGGTGTTTTGTCTAAATAAATCTTGTGTAACATTTAACCAAGAACCTGCTAGATATGAGTTTGCTGTGATTGAGGTTGTTGTAGTAGCACCTCTATCTGTTACTGATTGTAGTGTGTCTGTTTCAGTATATGAAGTTAAAAACCCAGAAGTTGAGTTATCGTACTGAGAAAGGTCGTTCTCGACTACAAAATTAAGCTTTCCCGCAGTATCATCATACGTGACCGAGATCAGAGTTTCTGTGTTTCCTGAAACCATTTCACCTACAATGTCTTGAACACTTTCCTCTCCGATTGTTACTGTTGCTGTTCCGTCTAAGTTATCTGTAACAACTGCACCGACAAATATAATGGATGTTGCTTTTGCTACTGTAGTTAGGCTATCGAGAACATTAATACCAGAAGAAAAAACATTAGCAGGTTGTATTAAAATCTGCTTTTCTTCCGTTGCTACAGTAATTTGCATTGTGTTTACTGTAACTTCGATGTTTATTCCCCCAGTTGTTACTTCGATGTCTACCATATTTTATGTTGAAAGTGTGATGTCTTGTTTAACTACAAAAGTTCCGCGCACAAGAGTCGTTATTTCTCCTGTGGTATTTTTCATTTGTATGTCGTATTGATAATCTGTCGCTTCGATATCTGTATCAGTGTTTGAAAGCACAAATGTTGTAATTCCACTTGTGGGCGTTGTATGCGTTGTTACTTCTTTTTGAATAACCGCGACTGCGTCTGCATCTGATTCAAGTGTTTTAATTGTAAGCCAGAAAGTAAATCCAGTGATATCTATTCCTACGCCTGCAGAGTCTTTCACTGTTGTTACAATGTTTTCGCTGTCTCCTCTAAAAATTGTTATTGATGTGTCTTGTGCCATATGTATATTGATTAATAATTAAATTAAACTATTTTAGTTATTATAGTTCTTCCTGAATTTCCATTTTTTCCATTTTTTGCTTTTACACCTGCACTACTAGTACCACCTTGCCCTGAAGTCCCTCCAGTATTATTTATAGACCCCGACACAGTACTTGTTCCTGTATAAATAATAAATACATCACTCCCGTCACCTCCGTTTCCACCTACACCACCTACTGAAAACGCATCACCTCCGTCACCTCCATCACCACCAAAAGCATTAAGTGTTCCAGAAAATGACAAATCTCCACCACAGTACATGTAAAATGCGGTAGCTCCACCTGTTCCATTTCCACCTGCGCCACCTGAACCACCGTCAGAACTTGCACCTCCTGCGCCACCGTCACCTCCTTTTATTCCACCACTTCCTCCTGCGCCACCATATCCGTAACTATTGAATTGTAGCCCGTTACCACCATCACCTCCATTTATGTATCCATCACCTCCTTTTGCACCGTGACCTCCTGCACCTCCTGCACCACCGCTACCTCCGTTTTTACCTGAACTTCCTCCTGCGCCACCATATCCATTAACTCTATTATCTCCTGTACCTCCTGCGCCACCGTTACCGTCATCAACACCTGCACCTCCTGCACCTCCATCACCATTGTCATTTGTATTTGAACCTCCTGCGCCACCATTTTTACCACTAGCATTTGATCCTGGGTTTCCTCCACCATCTTCTATATCGCTACCTCCTCCTCCACCACCTACAGTAGTTCCATTTCCGTTATTTCCATCAACACCTGTTGCACCACTAGCTCCACCCGCTCCATCACTAGGACTTGTCGTTCCATCATCACCTCCGTCACCTGCACTTACATCACCTGCGATTCCACCCTTTCCTAGACTTTCTGACATAGGTGTACCGCCTGAAAGTGCAACACCGAATGCAATTAAACCTTTTGTTTCTGTAGCTAATCCTTTTGCTTCAACAGTTCCTTGAATATCAACATCTCCGGTCGTTCTTAAAATTATCCAGTCATTTCCTGTAAACTTAAGAGTTCCATTTATATGGATATCAATAGTCGTGTAATTATAAATTTGTCCTGTATTTAAAGTTGTGGTAACACCATCACCAATATTTAATGCGCCATCTGAACCATCACCAGAGCTTCTGTGTAAAAATACACTATCTATAGATCCGCTTTCATTAAGTTTAGAGACACGCCCCTCATCATTTGCCGGCGTTGCATTTTTTTCGCTCTCGTTTATAAAGTCTGATGCTAAAGCATCTTGTCCTGCTATAATTCCCATATTATCCAGTTAAAGTTATTTGATAATCTACACGCGTGTCCTCTCCTACAGATTTTGAATAAGGACTTGAAAATACTGCCCTTGAAAATAAACGCCCACCGATAAACATTCCGAACTCTTCATAAGTTCCATCAGGTAACGTTCCTGCGCTTATAAAAAACTGAAATGTTGCACTGTCGTTTGACACTGACTGATTTGCTACGAGTATTCCTGAAACGATTGCATTTCCTAGGTCTGTGTCGCCGTTAGTAGGCGGTGTGTCATCATCTCCAATCTTTGCGCTATTGATAGCAATTCCATAGGTCTGGTCGTTTGCTAATTGGCGTATTACAAGATTTCGCCCGTAACCGCTAGAGCTGACTACCTTATTTGTTTCTTTTTGAACACTAATAAGTTTTCCGTTTTTATATTTACGAATAGTTAGTTTTCCTATGAACGACATGTTATTCTTTAATTTTTGCATCTGATTGATTATATAATGTTTGCAATTCTGCTTTTGTTGCTTGAAACTTTTGAATAGACATATCAAGATATTCTATTTTCTTTCTAATATCATCTAAAGTATAACGTATTTTAGGCTGTATTACGGGAGAGCGGGTTATGTCTACTGCGTTATTTTTTACTGTATTTGCTTTTTCAATTTTCATAATAGATTTGAATAACTTTAGGTTTTTGACATCCTGCGGTTATTCCGTTGGGATATTATAATTATAACACAGTCTATGACCAAGTACCAAAATTCATAATTAACTTGTCGGGTGTAGTTCCTACATCGTTCGACCACTTGTAAGGCCCGGTACTAATTGACGGTGTTGAAAGCACATCTGAAAATGTTGCGGTGTCGGATAATATCAAGAAAGATAACAATGTTTCCGCTTCGTCTTCTGACAATTCTTCATCGAGAAGTTGCTTTTGTAAAAATTCAAGAATGCCCATTTTTTTTAATGTAGCAAATTTTACTTTGAACAATAACTTGTCGCCATTCGGATCGGTTGGAATAAGTTTTACTTGTTGTATTACAACCTGTTCGCCTATACCTTGGAATGTATCAACAATCGAAATTAATTGGCCCGCTCGCAATCCCGGAACCTCTGTTTCAAATGCACCACTTATAAGATTTTCACCATACGCTCTAATCTCCGCAAGTGCGCGCTCTATTGCTTCGTCATCTGAAAGAATTGTTTTGTCACGCACAGCAAATTCTTTTACTCCGTACTCTGCCACCGAAATAGGTTCTGGTACGTTTACAATAATTGGATAGAGAGGAGTTCCACTTGCATCTATTGACTGCAGTGCTGTTGGAATATTTCCCGCAGTAAACCTGATATATTTTTGTTGAAAACTCCACACACAATCGAATAATAACTCATCATCAATGAAGTCAATACCTACTGTTTGAGCGACACTATCAACTGTCACAGCAGGCTTTTCTGAAAACTTATATTCTAGATTCATACTTCCCTCGCTTGATAACTCTGAGCCAAGACGTGTAATTGAGCGAGTGTTTCCTATCTTTTCCCCTCCCTGCACAAGTATTGTGTTTCGTAATTGAGAAAGATCGTCTTGCAACGTCAAAGAATTATATATGTATTTATTGAAGTCTGGACTTGCCTCGTTATCAGTAAGATTAAAAGGTGCAACTTCTTCATTTTTTGGAAAGAAGTGAACGTCTTTATTATAATCAACGTACCAAGAATAAGCTGTAAGCCTTGCCAGTTTTTCCATGGCCTCCGCAACAGTTATTCTATTAAATGCCACAGAGTCGATTGATAGACCTAGTGCTGAAACACCCGCAGTAGTAAAACCTGTTGTGTACTTTGTTATTATGTCAAGAATTACAGCCTGGACATTTGTATCTGTATATCTTTCGGTTACAAGCTGTCCGTTAAGGTCATATATATAATCCTGGCATGTGACTTTGTACTGAATCATTTTTGCGTTTACTAGTTGTTGATCAATACGAATAATACGACCTCCAAATTCTCGGATGCCGTTTATCGTTAATATAACTTCTTTGAATATAGGCGGTTCATATGTCTGACTCTCGGTTTTTCTTATCGAGAACGTGAGAGTATCTGGCTGATTGTTTAGCCGATTGTCACGGTCAAGAGTTTTCCATAAAATAACGCTCGATTTGTCTACTCCATCGATTGTTAAAATTACACTCATGTTTGTGCTACAAGATTAAGTTTTTCAATAATTTGATTTGCTAATTCTTCAGGTGCATCTGATCCAAATATTCCACCATTAATAATGATTGTCATTCCTGAACCTCCTGCTAGGTCTCCCGGCTTTTTTGTTGCTATAAGAAAGTCTTTAGGATTTGTTGAGATAATTTTTCCATCTGGTGTGATTACTCCGTCATCTACTGCGCCACCATCTCCACCACCTCCGCGAGCATCTCCTCCTTTGTCAACCATGTCAGAAAAGAAACCACCAATCTTGTCTTTAATCTTTCCAAACCCTGACCCAACTGATGCACCTACTTCACTTAATTTATTTATTAGTCTTTGAACTAGATCAATAATTGGTTCAATATATCCTTTGATCGTTTCCATTGATTCCACAACTTTGTTTTTAATTGCATCTACGATGGTTAAGACAATAGCTTTGATCGCTTCCCAGACAACAGTAAATACTGATTTAATCACCTCACTTATTGCAGATATAATGTTTTTCACTATGGTTAGTTTTTGAGTTAAGTTTTCAATAAAACCATCCCACCATAAAGAAAAGAATTCTTTAATTCCATTCCAGGTGTTCTCAAATATTAACTTTAGTCCGATGAGCCATTCATTCCATTGAGGAAAGAATGTGTCTAAAAAGAAAACCCATAGTCCCAACATAAAATCAAATACAGTAACAAAAGTATTTTTAATTTTTTCAAAGGTTTCCACAAAAAAGTTTCCAATACCTCCGAACACTTCCGTGAAAAAGTCTGATATTTTTGTCCATAGATTACTTACAAACCCCCATATACTTTCCCATAGTCCAACAAAGAATGCTTGAATTGTTTCCCAGTGCCTCGTCATAAGTATTATTGCAGCAATAACTAATCCTATGGCTCCAACAATAAGAAGCATTGGTAAAGTAATCAATCCCACCAATGTCGCAAACGCGCCCAGAACAGGTGTTAGAGCTAATATTGCTAACCCTAAGAATCCGAGAATTGCTGTAATTGACACTACTGCGGCGGTAACAACTACGATTGTTTTAATGAGCTTGGGATTTTCTTTAGCCCATACTGAAAACTTGTCTACTACTGGTTTTAATTTTTTTATAACACTGTCTATAATAGGCAAGAATACATTACCAATAACAACATTAATTTCTTTCATTGTTGCTTTCATGTCTTGCTGTCGGCGTATAAACGAATCATTGTTTGCCTCAAACCCATTGATTGCATCGGACGAGTTATCAATTACTTGTGCAAGAAGTGCCTGCGCTCTAACTTGGGCCCGGATTTCAGGTGCAAGGTCTTTGAATGACCCACCAACTCCAAGAAGTCCATCTTTGAGCGCTCTTGTTTCAAGTGCTGTTTCAAGTGCATTTACACCGAATCTTTTAAGTGGTTCAGACGATCCAGAAAGACCTGACTTAATAGCTTCGAGAACTTCTGACGGGTCTACATCATTGAATGCCGCTATTTTGTTTGCTACATCCAAGAAGCCTTTTGACATTCCGGCTGCTTGATCGCGGGCCAATCCCATAGGTACAAGTAAGTCCTGCATATCTGCCGCCAATCTTGCAATCTCATGTGTTGCTGTTGGCATTGTCTTTCTGATTTCGTTTATAAAGTCTTTCATTTCATCTGCGCCTTCCCCGAATACTGTATTAAACTTATTCCACGTTCCCTCGGCTTCTGCAGCACCTTGTACTGTCTTTCCAATTCCTACAGACAAAGCAGCAAACGCAGCAGTACCAACAAGAGCCATTTTTTGGAACGTTGGTTTTAAGCCTTGCAACTTACCTTGAAACCCCTCTAATTCTTTAGAGGCGTTATTTTTCAAGTCAAGTATTATATTCAAGTGTCTGTTATCTGCCACGGTTTTGCTTTTTATTTTCCGCTCTCTCTATTTGATTGCGAATGCTTATAATAGATTTGTAGTCTTCTATGTCTTGAATGCTTGTATCTCTTATTTGCTTTGGTGTCCATCCGTATGTTCGAGAGAAAAGTTCCATTTGGACTAATTTCGAGGGACTACGTTTTCCCTGCAGTTCTCTCTGTAGCTGTGTGTAGTCCCTTGCTATTTTGACGAGAGTGCATCTACAGCTTTGTAAAGTTTTTCACCATCAACCTGTGAAAGTTCATTCATCCATTCACGAGTAAACTTAAACTCTTTCTCTCCCTCCTTAATACTTACGACAGCACATTCTAGCGCCGCGTATTTTGCTTCTAGCATTGAAGACGGGTCAAAGTCAAAGTTCATGTCAGCTTGCGCGTTTCCTTTCATTTTTGCGCCACTCATAATAACAGATTGAATTTTCTCACTGTCACCCCAACTTAGTTCGTCCTTTACGTTAACTTCTGATTTTGTTAATTGGATTTTACTCATAGATTTTATAGGTTACTTTCTAATGGTTATGAAGTTGGTACGTTTGGATATGTTGCAGTCAAGTTTTGCAACGTGAAAGTGCTTTGTTCTCCGTCTGTTTCGTTGTAGAACGCTTTGAATGAAACTTCCTCAGATACAAGCTCGTCCGCACCTCCTGAACGATTCCAGTCTGAAATTAATACTTTGTTCATTAAGATTACAAGTGATGGATTTTCTCCACCCCCAATATCTGCAGCACCAGTGATTGTAATTTGCATGTATTTTGCACTGTCTCCAAGATATAAATCTTTGAATGTTTCGTCTGCAAAGTTTAGAGCAAATGAACCCTCGATTGCCATCTTTGAGTTGTAGACACCGCCTGGTGTATATGAACCGAATACGTGATCTCGAATACCTCCTTGATCAAATGAAACGTCAATACTTTTTAACTTGATAGCAGGTGCTGCAGCCAATCCTGCCTCTGCATCTGCAACTTTTACAGTAATGTCGCGCCCAATAAAGTCGTATTCTGTATCGTATGAAGATGCTTCTGTGTGGTCTGTTGCTGTTTGTCCGATGAAACTACTTGTAAATCGGATAAAATCATCAACGGTTGCATTAAGTTCTAATGTACTTAACATACACCCTGCGTACTTAATTTTTTGCACCGCACCATCAATTCCAAACAATGTTAGGCTTTGGTGAATAATGCTTTGTTTTAATGCAAAGATGTGACTGTAAACTGAGCCAGAAACTACTGCACTTGTCACTTTTCCATAAAGAGAAGCGAGCATGTACCCAATAGAGTCTGCATGAACAATTCCCTCCATATCTCCCTCGACCCATTTTTGTGTTACTCGCCTACCCATTGAGTCTTCTAATACTCCGCGCGTTGTGTCATCGATAACATGCTCTGCTCTTTCGACAACATTTGCTGTCACATTTTTTTGCCACTTGTCAACTGTACTTTCGCCTGTACCGCGAGTTGCTTCTGTTGCAAATCCTATTTGTATATCTCTTCCTATAATTTCACTCATATAATTGTTAGTTGTTACTTGTTAATAATTTAACTGATAAATCAAATTCTGATGTTACTTCTAATCCCCCCACTTCATCCGACACCGACCATGAACCTGCTTCGACCTTAGTCCACACTCTATGCCCATCAATCGCATCAAAACTCCACCCATCATCCACCGCTTGGAGAAATGCATCCACTAGCTTTGGCATTGTATTCCTCATTATCTCGCTGACTGATTTTTGTCGCGTGCCTATAATAAGGAATACTTTCCAGGTGTAAACTTTCATGTTGTCCTGGGTTGTTTCAAAGCTGTTTTCCATTCCTGTTGGAAAGAACATCGCCGCAGGGTACTTCTCTAAGTTAGGCGTTGGGTGATCGTACACTTCTCGTATTTCAGAAATGCCATTTAGTATAGTTTCTATTTTTGTGTATAAGGTTGGGTAAATCATGATGCTAGTTTGCTAGTTACTTCTTTTAGAAATGCCCGATATAGCCTCTCTACCTCCCCATCTGCTTGATTAACTGCATAGTTGAGCCATGGTCGCGTTTTTAAGTTTTTTCCTCTCATACGGGTCGATTTTGACTCCCTACCGTGTACAATCGCGCCGTATGGACTACGAGAGCCACTAGGGTTTGGGTTTTCGTCAAACTTTACTACACCCTTTAATCCTTGAACGCTGTATGTGTGTGATCGTTTTAGGTCTCCTGTATCAACTGGTACACCACCCCCGCTTTGTCCTACACGCCATGGCGCACCCTCGATAACTCTCCTGTATGCCATTATTCCTCTATTTAAGAACAATCTACCTTGAACTGCTACAACTTTAGGGTTGTTTCTTATTGCTTTTTCAAGCTTTTTGAATCCTTGTGTTGTTATTGTTACTCTAGTCATAATCTTTTGGCATTTTTTCAACCACTAATTGTAAATGTTTATCTATTCCAACAAGTAATTCTTGCACAAACTTTACAGTATAATTTACCCCTCCTGAGTTAATTCTGTCATCTCTCTGAACTGCTGTATCTATGGCGCACCATATTGTAAAAGTTTCAGTGAACTTCATACCTAGTGACTCAGCCATTACAGCTTCTGTTTGCTGTAGGTGACCATTAAATCCAGGAATAGTTGCAAGTTCTGAGTAGTCATCTCCTACCCATGTCATGCGCTTTGCTGTAAATGTAGTTGTAAAAAACTTAGAAATTGACATATTAAATTAAGATTTTCTTATAACTGTCTAAGATATCTAATGACTGAACTTTGTCATCGTACTTACTGTTGTCTGCATAACTTACTGCGTACTCTCCAATCTTCTCGCTCTTTACCGGGCCTGAGTTCTCTCCTCTGTTTGCGTAGTACATTGCAGAGGCTATAACAGTTGCCGCGAATGTGATATCTTCAGGTACTTTTGCAGAGTACCCCCACTTTGCTGTGATTCGTTGGTTTGCATGCCCTGAAATAAAGAAACGAGAGCGAAGTAATAGTTTTGTAATTGGTAAGTCATGCGCCAATGCGTTTGTTGGGAGAGTATAATACCCGTTTGCACCTCCTGCTGATATAGTGCTAAAAGTATCACCCCACGAATTGTTTCCTACTTCTAAAAGCGTTATTTCAGTACAGTCATCAATAGAAAGGTCTTGTTTTCCTCTACCGTCAAAAAGTCTTGTTGTTGCTATGGTGTCTGATCTAAACACTCGAGCTGTATACTTTTCAATAAAACGTTGCGCAGCTTTTATGTACTGTTCAGCATCTCCTGAAGATATTGTTGTGTTCAGGTAGTTTTCGATTCGTTTTTCATTTGTATATTCTCGATCTTTAAACATAGTTTATTTTTTTACTGTTGCAGAAAATGATGCTGTTTTAATTTCTCGTACTAGTTCCCATTGTGCTTGGTCTAGGTTTTGCTTACTTACGATAACTTTTCCTGTGTTCAGGTTCTTGTATACACCTTGTGCATCAGGAGATAGTGCTTTTTTTTCAATTACTACTTCTTTTTTTGCTTCTTTTTCGATCATGGTGTTTTTAATTAATTATTAAACTTTGTGGCCATAACCCAGTCCCTGGAAAGGAACTGAATATAACCACAAGTGGTTATGATGCTGCTGTCGTTAGTCGAGTCACTGCAGTCGGGATGATTGCAATGTATCCTACTTGATTAATCCATCGTACTGCCTCTCGGTCAGTAGTGATTAGATTAATATCTGCATCAGCTGCAACGTTTCGTACTGTACCACCGTTGAATCGGTCAGTAATAATACCTCCGCGAGTTCCACGAATAGTTGCTTTCTTTAAGTCTCCAAAGAGTACAAATGCTGTTGAAACAGCTGTATCTCCAAGTGCTGGCATAGCTTCAACTTCTACAAATGGACGTCCCCATACTGTAGCAGGCGCGCCTGCAGACGGTTCTTGATAGATGTAAGTTCCATCAGTTGCTTTTATTTTACGAAGCACTGAACGAATAGTTCGGTGTGCGTAGAACTTACCGTTTGCCAATGCACCTTGAGGAGTTGCATCAACCATGTCTAGCAATAGGTCAGCATTCAAGTCAGTGAAGTCAGTATCACCAGAAGCCATAGCGACATTGTTCGTGTCAGTATTTTCTAGCAATCCTGTGAACCCACCGAATTCTGATGTTCCTTCTCCTCGGAAGAATGCTTTATCTTCTTGGAAAGCGAACCCCTCAGCTACTCGTGATCCTAGGAATGACACGAAGTCAATTTCTCCCTCTGACAATAGTTCTCGAGTCAAAGTAACGATAGCTGCTAATTTCTTCAATTCAAGAGTAGCTTTTCCAAGTACTGCTTGAGTAGAAGCGATTGATCCTGCTTCGTCTACCCAGAAAGTAGAAACGTCAGTTGCAAGGTTATTAGCTGTGTAGCTCTTTTCTCGGAATGATACAGTTGTAAACTCTCGAGCTGCAACTCCATACTCAGTCGTTAGGTGTCGAATTTCTGCAGACAATAAATCGTCAGTAATGTACCCTGCGTAAGGTGTACCACTTGAGTCAGTTGTCATTTCTTTTACGATAGCTGCATCGTATGAATCACCAATAAGGTATTTCAATGAATGACGTAGTTTCGTACTTAGTGCTTTTCGTTTCGATAGTTTGTCTTGGTCTGCATCAATAGCATAAACTCCAGACTTCTTTTCGCTTGCTTCTTTTTGCGCGTCAATATACTTTTGCACATCCTCTAGTACTTCCGATTTCATTCCTTTCTTTTCCTTTAAGAAGATAGCATTGATTGATTTCTCAAGCTCTGCCACATCTTCGTCTTCTTTTGCATCTTCTTCAGGTAAAGCATTAACTGCTGCAACTTCGTCTGCAACAACTTCTTGCTCTTCTGCGCCTAGTTCTTTTAACATAGACTTCACTTCAGTTTTTTGCTCTGCTGTTGCAAAACCTTTAGCTGTAAGTTCTTTCAATAGTTTCAATAGTTTTAACATAAAGTTTTATTAATTAATTTTCTTATATTCTAGTAATCTTTTCACTGCCTTATTCACTTTACTACTTGCTCGACCTTTATCTGTAGCAATTTCGTTCATGAGGTTGGTGGCTTGTTTAATGAGGTAATTCTTGCGTGCCTCTCGTTCCTGATTGTTTGCTTGAATGTTTTTCAACGCCTTTAGCGTTTTGCTTTCTTTCGGTACTGTCGGTTCTGGATCTGGTTCTGGATCTGCTTGCGGTTCTAGTTCTATAGGCATTTCTTCATCCTTCGTACTGTTTTCAGTGTGTACATCTCCGCAAGACGGGCATGTTTCTTCTTTTTCATCCTCAACCTCAACATCAACTTCTTTTTCTTCCGGGTTCATTGCTTTTTCAAACAATGCCTCTGCATTAGCTGGAACCGATACCGCGCTATCTTCTAGTAGTTCTGACTTTGTCATTCGGCCCTCCTCGTCAAATTCTTTCGGGATAAAACCTACAGATGTTGCGTTCAAGAAACCGTTTAACGCCATGTGGAATGCCATAACACCCTTTGGATTATGTAGGTTAAACTCAATCTCTCCTTGTAGCTTGTTATCTTTAACTTTAATCTTATTTACTTTTCCGATAATGTGTTCAATCGAGCTATAATTGTGAGAGTCCAAAAATACAGGATTTTTCTTAAATGATTTTAAGTCCCAGTTCTGTTCTACGATATCTCCATGTCGGTCTTCTGTAGCTGTTGACATAATCACGTTGAACTTATTTTCATTGTCCCCCGCTTGCTTGAACTCAGTATGAACGCAAGCTGAAAGGCCCTGGTGTTCTGATTTTACTTTTTCCCATAACTCTTTGTAGGTTTTAACACCTAGGTCTGAGAATGATTTGTTTTGTAGTTGATAAAATTTTTTCATTATTTTTTAATTAATTATTAAATGACACATCTGCAGTTTATTGTTTCCGCAGCTGATCCACTTGGGTCACCTGGGAAGTTTAGACCGTTCGAGAAGTAACCGTTGAGTTCTACCTCTTGCCCGTCTATTGACTGGTGAGATGGTCGAACCTTGCCATCGCCTACGCTTACCCATATCTTTGTAGGCAAGCCCGCTTGTTTGTAGGCATCAAGTGTCCCGTACTGTGTGACTCCATGCACTTCAGTTGCTGCTATAGTTTGCGCACGAGCTTTTGTAATGTTTCCGTATGTATCCTCTATTCGCTCGACAAGTTCTTTTCGTGTTTCTCCTATTTCAAACGAAGTTTCAAATTCTGTTTTGAGTTTCTCGAATGTAGTGCTGTTGATTTGTTCTGCAAAAATAGCAGTTTTGTTATCAAGCCATGACTTAGCGTTCGCTGTCATTTGAAAATTAAACTCTGGGCCTACAATAGCTCGAGCGTTTACTCCTGCCTCCTCAAGTAGTGTTTCCAATAACGGGAAGAATGTTTCTTTTGCTATTGCAACTTCAATTTGCTGATTGAATACTTCACTTACAAGGTCTTTCTTTTTAAATGCGTACTTTTGCTCTGGGCTTACAGAGTCAATAATGCGGTTCATCTGGTTTTTAAAGTAAGTGTCAACTTCTCGCTTCATTTGTCGCTCTTGGCGGTCTAGGCGTTTGATAGCTAGCTTCTCGTACGCTCTACGGTTGTCATAGTCCTTTAGAGGATGATTCGTATCAATAACCTTTGCTTTGACGTCTATGGGCTGTTTTTCGGCTACTGATTGCAATCCTGGTGCCAGATTAAATGGGATTAGTATTTCGTCACCACCTTTTAATGGGTCAAGACCACGCTTCTTTCTAGCTTCGTTTGGTGTCATGTAATAGTTTTTGATTCCGCTCTCTACTTCTTTTAACTCTTGCTCTATGTTTTCTGGTGTTGGATCAACAAAAGAAAGGTCTAAATCACTTGGAAACAGAAACGAATCAAGTTTTGTTGTGATGTCTTGTAGTAGTGGTCGGATTGTTTCTCGTAAGAATATACGAACCGCTGCATCTGCGTTATCGAATTTAATGTCATCGAAAGAACCGAGAATTGCTTTCGGTACTCCTGTCATTATTAAAATATCTTCGAGTGTTACTTTTTTGGTTTCTAGGTATGAAAGTTCTGACGGTGATAGACCAATGTTTTCGTAGTCTCCCTCGCCTCCAAGAAATAGCGGACGTCCTGAATTCTGCGCCTCTGCGTACTGATTATCGTACTGGTCTTTTAATGCATCGAGTTGAGTCTGTGTAAGCTGTTTGTTTTTAAACTTAAATATACCCTCTACACGCCCACCATTTTGCAATATCTTTGCGTGGTACTCGTCAATCTGCACTCCTGTTTCGATAGAGCGTACTCCTGCTGCTAAAAGAGAAACACCCCGTAAAGGATTACGAGGATTTGGACGGTTGTGGTAAACAATTTGATTTGATTGATATGTTGACGTTCCACTTGCTGTTTGGTATTCAACTTTTGTAATCTCTCCTGTTTGTTCACTAAAAAAAGGTTTTACTTTATCGGGTCGTAAAAGGTGCATAGCGTTTACACGTTTATCCCCAGTTATAGAAATGTCGCCATCAATAAGAATATATACCTCTCCGAATATATCTTTGTATTTTTGAAATAATCCCCAGAATTCTCGCCCTGACTGTATCTTGTTCGGCTTGTATAAAACTTCCATGAGTTTATTATTCTTAATTTCAACCTCACCTTTCATTAGTTTGAAATCAATCTCACTTACTTTCTCAGCTCGTTTTTCTATACACTTATTTGCATAGAGTGATATTTCATAGGCTTCTAGGTAGTTTGAGCCATCCCATCTGTTCTTATATGCGCCCATTTTAAATGGTAAAATACCATCAAGACTGTTAAGAGTTTTTCTACTGAATGCATCTTTAATTGTTTTTTGGAGATTTTCAAACATAACCGCTTTACATGACCACTTTGGTACGCCCTGCGGTTGTTCCGTTCGAGTTACTTAAATTATAACACACTAATCTTTTAGCACAATACTTTTAGTTGTTTGTGTAACTTCAACTCGTGTCATCTTGCCTGCCCTGAAAGAAACATCAAGTAAAACATTTCCGAACTCTATGTTGGAAGAGAGGTCTTTTAATATTTCTAGTATTTGTTTTTCTGTGTTTGTTGGTTGCATATTATGAAAATCCTACGAATGATTCTTTACTGCTTGTATACACCCCGTATCGACCTGCATCTATAAGGTGATTAAACTTATCAATTGGTTTATTGGTTGGTTCTTTGTCACGGTTAAGCGCCCACTTGTATTCTTGTTGTTCAATGGCTAAATTCTCGCTCTCCTCGGTATAAAAGATATCTTTGGACAGTAACAGGTCAATCCCTGTATTAACGCTGTCAGCGCCCTTTATAGCAGGTACAACGTTCCAATCATCCATCGATAGCTCATCAATTGACTTAGGTTCTGCACTATCGCAATAAATAATAGCATCTTTACTTACTCCGTTTTCTTCTAGGCGTTGCGAGATGCTTGGCTTGTTTCCACTTGGGTCACGGTTTACAAGTCCACGTTCGTACACTAGCTCATGAAAATATACCTTGTTGTTATGTTCTTTAATTCCGATCAGTGCTGTTGGGTCATTGGTGAATCCGAAGTCTAGCCCGTAGTATTCTGGATATGGCAGTGCATCATATTCCGCTTTGTTAATTATATTCCAATCTTTGAAAACACGACCGCGCGCACCCTCGCTTACAAGTCCTTTGATCATATTCCAATAATGGTCTGGCTTGCTCTCTTTGTATGCCTCCCAGTTATCAATGGTACTAGGATTAAGATTTTCTATATTGTCGAGGTATGTTGTATGAATAAAGTCGGTGTTATGCTCGTATTTGCTTTTCAAGACGGGCGTATAGAACCCTGGCTGTTCGCTTGGAACTAGATTGAACCATCGTTTGATAATCCAGTGCTGTTTGCTTGGCGGGTTGAGCAAGATTATAACTTTTATATCTGATCCTGATTTCCTCAACGAGTCATCCAGTTGAATAAAGTCTTCCTCGCTTACTTCATCTGATTCCTCGATAATAACGCAGTTATAGCTTGCTAGTGATTTAAGCTTAGACTTCTGGTCGCCGGATGACTTTCTGAATCCTATCCCGTTGATCTTATTGTCGCCACAAGTAAAAATTAAAGAGTTTTCTTTTATGTTAATTATGTCCTCGGTTTCCGCTTCGATTATTCGGTCGTGTATATCTTGGAATATAGAGTTTCGAATATCTCCTGCAACAAGGCGCATAATAGCGCATCGAAAATACTCCGGGGATTCAATCTTTGCGGTTGCATACTGGCTCGCGCCATAAGAACGCCCCGCACCACGACCTCCCATGAGTATGATGTATCGCTTGTCTGATACAAACAGTGGTGTGTATTTTTTATTGACTTTCTGGTTCGCCATCGTAATTCACAAAAGTTATAGTATTGGTTCGTATCTTGTCGCCTCCCGTGGTATGGTCAATACTTTTTATTGGTTGGCCGTGTAGTCTGTCGTGTATATCTTTGAAATACTTGAAGTTTCCGTTATAGCTACTCTGTAGAGCTTTTACAAGAATGTCTTCTTCTAGCTGATCAGGTTCCATTCCGTTTTTCATTGCGAGCTTCTTTAGGGCTTCTTTATAAATAGTTGAGAAGTTTCTAGTTCCGGGCTTTTTTCCCTCAGGGTTTCCACTCTCTCCTTTCTTAAAAGGTATCAGGTTTTCTTCTCGTATTTCTTTACCTGTTTTTTCTGGCTTCACTACTTTTTTCTCTGCTGTTGTAGGCTTTTTATCTTTCATATAACTATTATACAATACTTTTCTAATATCTGTCTATACTCTATGATTCTTCAGCTATATCTTTCCTCATCATATCCAAACAGTTGAGCATGTTTTTTTCTAGCGTGTCCTCTGTGCGTGATTGCCATGCTCTGTACTTGTTAGGTGCTAGCTCTGTTTCGACCTTTACCCATGGGTTCTTAAGTCCTGTGTATTCTGCAGGTGATAGATAAAAAGCAAACTGCAAGAATTTGTCTTTACCTAGTATGTCTTCCATCTCTTTTACTATATCTTTTATTTGCATAACATTTGTTTGATTATATCTTTTATAAAAGTTTTTTACTTGTCCCAGGTGAAGTCATTGCCAAAGTGTCCCCATTTAGCTGTCTTCTCGTACTGTGGTTTCTTCAGGTCTAGTGCTACTGATATTCCTCGTGGTGTTAGGTCGTAACCTGTAACTTCTTCTGATACTGTCTTTCCGTCTTTGTAGTTCTTGTGTGCGATTGCTTGTACTGGTTCTCTTACTCCGATTGCATATGCTAGCTGTACAAATACTGAGTCTATTCCTGATTTTAGATCAAGCTTCTTTTCCTCAATAAGAAGTTCTTTTGCAATCATTCGAGCCATGTATGCTGCGCTTCGGTCTACCTTTGTAGCATCTTTTCCTGAAAATGCACCTCCTCCTATTGGAATCATTGGCCCGTAGTTATCTATAGCAATTTTTCGCCCAGTAAGTCCTGCATCTGCATCAAAGCCTCCCTGTTTCCAATCTCCTGCCGGGTTGGCGTGTATAACATGATTGATTGCCATGTCTGCCCTGTGTGCATCTATCCAAATATTAACGGCATCCTGTAGTTCTTTTTGTGTTGTGTTTTGAAAGCTTGCTACAATAGTTTCAATTTCGCCCATCTCTCCTATCGTTACTTGGGTCTTTCCGTCATATGGAAACTTCTTATATAAAGACTTACACAGTGATCGAGCGTAGTAGTATTCTAGAGGTACATACTCTTTGTTTCCAAGGCATGCAAACCCATTCATAATTCCTTGGTCTCCTGCACCTCCTGTATCAACACCTTGAGCAATCTCTGGGCTTTGTACTACTATGTTTATATCAAATAAACTTGTTTCTGAAATTCTTTGAACAATGTCTTCAAGTTCTGCATGGCTTACATTTCCCTTTGAAGTTACCTCTCCTGTCAAATATACTTTTCCATGACCTCCCATAGTTTCTACCGCTACTCTTGATTCTGGGTCTTGTTTTAGATAAGCATCGAGTATTGCATCGCTTATCTGATCACACATTTTGTCCGGGTGCTTCGGTGAAACACATTCTGCTGTTTTTAACATACATCTTTTACGCTAACTGATAACTGTTTCTTTACTTTCTTTCCGTTTTTTATAATCTCCATGTTCCCCGTGTAGTCTACATACCTTTGAACAATCACGTCTATGTACTTTGGGTCAAGTTCCATAAGGTGTGCTATACGGTTCATTTTATCTGCTGCGATCAACGTTGACCCACTTCCTCCAAATAAGTCCAGGATAATGTCATCCTCTTTACTTGAGTTCACTAGTGCGTAAGTTATAAGTTCTACGGGCTTTTGGGTCGGGTGTACATATTGATTCACACTGTCGCGCTTCATTGTCCATACTGTTGACTGTCCGTGCTTCTCAGCTTCTCTTTGTTTTCGTACCCACTTCACTGCATCTTCGTCTGAGTCTGGAATGTTTAGCACTGTATGGTGAGTCCTGTCACCATAGAATTGGGTTTTTTCTTTCCCACAGTAGAACATTGGCTCATGCTTCCATCGGTAATCACCCCACCCCATGCTTGCGACAGGCTTATTCCATATAATCTGGTTCTTTACCTTCCACCCTGAGTTATCGATTGCAGCCTGGAATTGGTGCTGTGTACTTGAGCTATGAAAAACATACCAAGGTGCGCCCGTCTTGCTTGATTTTGAGAAACACTCGAATACATCATTCAAAAATAAATCAAAGTCACTCTTGTCCATCTTGTCGTTCATGATTTTGTTTGAAGTTTCTTTTCCGCGTCCTGAGTAGTCCACGTTGTATGGTGGGTCAGTAAATACCATGTCAGCGCTCACTCCGTTCATTAGCTTGCTTACATCTTCCATATCTGTACTGTCTCCACACATTAGTCGGTGTGGCCCTAGTTCATAAACGTCACCCTCTTTGCTTGTAGCTTTCTCTGGAGTCTCTGGTACTTCGTCATCTTCCTTCTCTGGGTCGAGCATAATGTCCTTATCAATCCCCTTAATATTAAAATCATCAAAGTCTAGATCTAAACCGTCCGCGAACAATCTGAAGCTATCTTTCGTTACATCTCCATATTGTGACGATACTTCTAGCACTTTTCTTTTTGCTTCATCGAGGTCTTTTGCTTCGATCTCAAGTACCGGGATTTCTTTTATCTCATGCCCTTGTTTTATAAGTTGCTCAACTGCAAGTTTTCGACCTGCACCATCGATAACATAATCATGCCCTGCCCATACAAATACGGGGAAAGACCACCCGTTCTTAATGATGGTCTTTACTAGCTTTGATACATCTCTTTCCGGGTCTTTTAGAGTATTAAATTGCAACTGTAGAAACTCTTTTACAGTTATTGTTTTTAGGCTTTTTACTTTGTTATCAATTTTCATATTACCAGTCCATTTTATTACCCTCCCCGTCTGTAAAGTCTCCAGTAATAAGCATAATCCAATCCACAAGATTCCAAATGCTTGTAACAATTAGTCCTACAAAAGTTAACCCTATCAGAAGCATTGCTACTCCACTTCCTGTCTTTCCTACATAAATTCTATGTATTCCAAATGCACCAAAAAATGTACTCAGTACAAATGCTATTGCTCTTTTTTTATTCATCGTAATTTGTTTTTTAATTTGCTAACAATAAGATCGAATAAACTCATCTGACTTAGTTCGTATTTAATAATCTCATGGTTCATCTTGATCATTCGTGAAGAGTTAATCTCTGCAGGGTCAAATCCTAGTTGTCGTGTTAGTTCTTCTTTGATTTCCAATTGCTTAGCTTCTCTATTTTTTACAATCTCAAACACTTTAGGATATTTTTCTGATAAAAATTCAGTAGCCTGGTTTCCACCTATTCGCACTTCCTCCCATAATACGGCCTCCGTTATGTCCTGTTCCTTGCCTTCACGCTCCATCTTGTAAGTCCTGTCATGCTTACCTTCAGTAACCTTGAAGTACTCTTTTGTTTCCTCTTGCATGATTCCTTCTAATTCTGCATCCATTTTGTAGATTTTTTTCAGGTTTATCATATTCGTTTGATAAGTTTAATAATAAAATGTTTAATTCTGGTTTTTATGTTTAGTGCCTTCTCTTTTGTCTCTACGGTCTCTATATCCTCCCAGGCGCTTCTCTTTATGTATCTATAGTGTAATTCTAAATCTTCGATATATCCGACTGATTCCTTAGAGGATGTCGTGTCTCCGGTCTTAAATACTGCGAGAAAAACTGCATCTAATATTTCAGAGTTAAGCTTTTTTTTAGAAGTAAGTATTATTTTTCCGAATACATCTTCTACTGTATAATCAAACGTATTTTCTTTTTTTTCTTCTAAAAACTGCATTATTTCTTTTTAGATTTTACTTTCTTTTTAGGATTAGCTTTTGCATTTAGGTCTTCGATAAATTCAAAGATTGTGTCAGCTTCACCTACTTTCGGGCTGTAGTTTGTACTTTCTGCAATTTCTCCAAGTTCCGGGACAACATTTACTGAGACTTCTTCTAGCATTAACAATCCAACCTCTCTTTGTAGCTTTTTCATGTTTGGTGCAGAAAAGCTGTAATTAATACCCTTGTCTGTTGTTATTGTAATTGGGTTGCCTTTACTGTCTTTTTTACAAAACCTTTCAAGTATTTTGTTGTTGTCTTTATTTAGTGTTTCAATATGCTCTGATACTGATCGAATAAACTCGTCTCGAACTCTACCTTGTGAAAGAGAAACTTTAACATCTGACAATACTTCTACTATTAACTTTAACTTACCTTTTTTAATCTTCATAATTAATTACAATTAAATTCTCTATTAATGTGATCTGCGGTACAGTTTTCTGAAATCCATTGACTTCTTTCAAACTGCGCTTTTGATTGTCTTGATACTAACACTGTAAGCAATACTGCAACAAATACAAATGCCATTATATATTTTTTATTCATCGTCTTTACTTTCGTTATACTTGTCGCATCGACAAATCTGATCTTCTTCACACCATGGGCTATTAAAACAAAGCATATTTTTTACGGGTTACTTATTAATATATACATTATACCAACTGTGGTTGATATTTCAAGCCTAGTTGTCCACAAACCTTGCACGACTCGCTTTTACCTGTCGCTCTCTATAATTCGGGAGTAGCATCTTTTTTCGCGCGGCGATTTTAGCATTTGCTGACATCCACTTCTTTGCGGGCCATTTGTATTTGGATCTGATTATTTCTAGTTCTTCGATTTCTTTTTTGATGTTTTTTTTATTCATAGTCTTTTCCTGTTATTTATCTTTTATATCTGATAATGCTTGTAGTCTATCTATCATGGTGTTCCTAAATGCTTTGAAAGCCATCCACTGTTTTGTACCTCCATCTGGTTCTCGCAATTCGATTTTGTCTGAAAGCTTTATACATTCTTCAATAGCTTCTTTGCGTGCTAGTGCTGTTTCTTTTTCTATGAAATCAGCTAATTCTATAGCTGTCTTCATATACCAAGGCATACATACTAACCTCTCTCTCATTGTATTCTCTTGTTGGTTGTCTTTATTCATACTACTCTTTAATTAAGATGTCTGATATTGTTTGGTTGTCTATGTCTTTTATTTTTTTTTGGTAAGATTTGTAGGCGGTATATTCTGTTTTATCGCAAATTTTTTTTGCTTGCTCTCTTGTTTTTTTGTAAAAATCGTAAGCAGGATTTGTTGTTTCGTCTGCAGTTTTCATTGCTAAAAACCATATTTTTTCATAAGTTTTCCGCGCATCATTTTTTTGTTTTTCTTGTTGTTTTTGAGTCATGTTTTTTATCTATTATCCTTAATTAGTTTCTTTACTGCTTTCTTTGCTTCTTGAATGATTGTTTGTCCAATTCCATAGAGTGAAGTTTTTTAAGAAAATCTATGTCTTCTGTATATTTTTTCAACATCTCTTGCTCGGCTTGGTGGATTGATTCTACAAACCATACCTTAAAATCAATCTTTTCTCCATTTCTATAAACTCCTTCTCCTAATAAGTTCATTATCGGCTCACTATCGCCATTATAATGATAAAGCTCTAACATCTCAAACTCCTCCCATCGTCTTTGTGTGTTGTCGGTCTTGTAGTTTCATAATGTTAGGTGTTAGTTAATAATTCTGGGTTCTCGTATATGTTTCCTATTACTACCATATTGTCATGGTTTAAGTCCCAGTATTGTTTTGGCTTCCAATAAACCTTATCAGAGTAATTCTGCAATACATAACTACATTTATTAAATACAATTTCTCCAACTATATCACTAGCTTCTCCTCCATGATAAAAACTAACTATATCCCCCTCATAAATCTCTACACCGTCTTTATCCAACAACCCTGTAAATTGTTGATACTCTGCCTTATCTCTCGTATTTAGTACAGCTGTATGTTCAAAAAAACTCTTTAACATCATAGGGGTTGCACCACTATCTATCATCCTTTTCTCTTCTTTGTTATAAATCCTAAACTTTATTGTTTTCATATAATCTTAATATTTCTTTTGCGAATAAAACTTTATCTTCTATCCTTTGACCAGATGGTTGTGTAGTGTTCCATAACTCTAAGTTTTCAATCCTATTATCCTTTCTATCTCCATTCTTATGGTGGACATTCTCACATTTTAATAATGGTCTTCCTAAATGTTCTGACATAACAAGTCTATGTTCTCCCAGATAACCTTTAGTGGTTGCATTCTCGTGACTTGGTTTATAAATGTTTACATATCCATTATGGTCTGTGTGTCTTCCACCTTTCCAAGCAGGACTCCTTTTTCCTTTCCTAGCCCTAATACTGGCTTCTCTTGCTTGTGGAGATATGCTCGGTTTTATAGGTTCTAAGCCCATATGTTTAACAAACTTCGTCCAATTACCAAATCTATTTCTTATTGGGAGGTTACTCGGCGTGTCGCAATCCTCTATGAATTGCTTCATTGTAGGTCTTTGTCCAAGTTTCTCCTCCAAAGTCTTGAATGATAATATCAGTTTCTTCTTTGTCCATTTGATAGATGTTCCCTTTAATTTTTCCATATATATCTACTATATCACCTTCATAAACTTCTGCAACTCCATTTTTGTCTTTGAGTCCTGTGTATTGCATGATGTCATATTCAGTTGGTCTATCTAAACAGTACTCTATGAATGGTAGATTAACTCCTATGTGCATTTTACCTTCAAAAGTTTCTACTGATTTTTCCCATGCTCTAAATTTTATCTGCCTTTGAGTTTTGTTTTGTGTATCCATAATTATCAGTTAGTTTATGACACTTCCGATAAAGTGTTCGTTACTCCATATTAAGAATTTCATAATTAATTTAATTTATCTTTTAGTGAGCTTATTAATTTTTCCATATAATCTCGATAGAATTGATCACTTGATTTTATGTTTCCGTTATCTTTTTGTTCCCACACTCTGTATAAAACTTCCCGTGTGCGCTGACTGTAACTTTTTTGGCCCTCGTGTTCCGGGATAAACTCTGGGATGTCTAGGTCTTTTTCTTTTACTTCAACGTTTGATAGTGCTACCCAGACTATACTGTCCATTCCAAATATGTGTGCTGTGTCGTTCGGGGGTAGCTCTTGCGTTCCTAGTTTAATTGATAACGTGTTGTCTTTCTTTTTCATTACGCTATCAACTTGTGCTTGAAATTGAATTGTTTTATTATCTCTAGCCATGT